AAATCGCCATTGTCTAATCTGACCCTATAAAAATAATACCCAATAAATACCGTAGAATAAGACCCCGATACAAGCTACAGCTAAGGGTGCTACTATAAAACCAAGTAAGCTAATAAAAACTCTTTCTATAAAGTCGCTGTATTCTTCTTTCATGTAAGTTACTACTGCACCTATTAGGCCAATAATAAAAAGAATCTTTAGTATTAAGATTGCTGATGGGTCAAGGGCTTTAGGGTGTAGCAGATTAATACAATGTGCATAGTCTTTTTGCTCTGCTATGGTGGCTGTGTTATGTTCATAACCTTTAACCATCATCTTACAGCTTGCCTCTTCTGCTTTTCTGGCTCTCATATTGGCAGCGTTTGCACTTGCAGCAGCTCCCGCACTTATAGCTAATGAAGTTGTCATATTATTCCCCGTCTAAAATTGAATATGTAGGCTTCTTAGCTGGCGCAACTTCGCTAAACTGTGCTAATTGTTCCCGTGCTTTTTCGTTCACCCATTGAGTGAAGATTGCGGACTTGCTTAAACCATTGCAAAGCGTATCAAACTTTTCGGCTATATCTGCTCTTACGGCTAAGTTGATTTGTTTCATTACAACGCCGTTCTTGCGTTGATATGTTGAATTGCTTTTATTACTCATAATATTATTTAATTAAATTGGTTACTAATTCTTTTCTAAAAGTGAAAGGCGTTGATAGTTTACAAGTTCGGGCGTAAAAACCTTCCTCACCTTCACCAATAATAAAACCATCATTGGCTTTTATGCCGTCTTTAATTAACTTAAAAAGGCGTTTTATCTCCATCTCACTATACAATTTTTTTGAGTAGAGATTCTCTTTTCGGCCGTCGTATTGCCTAAATACTTTATATTGTTTGCTTTGCATAATTATTACCCTTTTAAATTTAAGTGTTCTAAGTAGGAATCAAGTTCTTGCTCATCTTCAAAGATGTTTAAAGGGGTGCAGGGTTTACCGTCTAAATATTTGTTGGTTTCTTCAAGCTCATCAAATAAATAGAATACCTGCCCTTTATAATTATATAACCAATAAGAGTTTTTATTTGAAGCCTCTAAAGTTTCTAGCGTCTCATTAGGTTTTATGTATTGAATATTTGTTTGCATAATCATTTACTTTTCTTAGTTGTTATTAAATACCCATGCAGAATCTATAATCCCAATAAGAATCATTAGCTGCCCTGCAATGGTTGTCTGCTCTTGCAATCGCTTTATAAAAAAAGAACATAAAGCAGCTCATTATTAGAACTGCTAATATGGATTGTTTTACTATTTTCATAATCGTTTTTGTTTAAAGTTAATATTATTTAGTTTTGTTCTTATTGAACTCGGTAAAATACTTTTTAGTTGGTTTGCCTTTGGCTACTTTTTCTACATCGCCCCAAAAGGTCGCCCCGTCTTGAACCATGTAGATAATGCCTGCTAGCATCGCAACTATTAAGATAATATATAAAATAGTCATATATCCCCCGTATTATATTTTATAGATAAAGTAGCCGTCTTGTTCTATCTCGTGGCCATCATAACTAGATAGAAAATGCCCTCTGCCGTCTGCACCAATTGCAGCTTCAACGAAATCTTCAAGCCCGCAAGTTTTGTGGATAAGTTTTAAAACAGCTTCGTTGCTACCTTCACATTTATCTTGCATAGCTTCAAAAACTTCGTAGGGTAAATCAGTCATTTCAGCTAAAAAGCTAGTATTAAAAGCCCATGCGGTTTGTTCTATATAATCGGCAACGGCTTTGTCGGCTTCTTCGTCAGTTCCTATTGCGTAATCATCAAAGATTTCTAGTCCGTAATGGTCGTAAGTCTTTTCTATTAAATCATCAATTTCGCAATTTAAGTAGTTTGCAATCGCTTGCTCTTTTGAAATATTATTAGTCATTTTCGTTTCTGTTTAAAGTTAATATTATTTAGTTTAAAGTTCCTAAAACATACTGACCGCTTTTAATCTTGCGTTCAGTTTCCTTTCTATCTTCATTAAGGAATAAATTACGGTACTTGCCAGTTGTTGTGCTGTATTCCCAGTAGTCCTTATCAAGGATAGTTTTTAAACCGTGTGTAAAAGGTTTATAAGCTATAATTGAATTGTAACTTTGAAAATAAAGTCCGCTTTCGGTTTCAATAATGAATTGATTAGCAATCTTATTACCATTTGAAGAGGTCATATTGCTAACTTTTACTTTTTTAATATTTATTGTATTAGTCATAATCGTTTTTGTTTAAAGTTAATAAATTAAAATATACCTTGAAAATTCAAGATATAACCTAAGTATAAGATTAATTTCTTGAAATGTCAAGAACTTTTTTAAAAATAATTTTATTTGCTAAAAATTGCCATTGTCTAACCTGACAGTTTGCTAAAATCGCCATTGTCTAACCTGACAGTTTGCTAAAATCGCCATTGTCTAACCTGACGTTTTGTTGCTAAGGTTGATGGCATTAAAAGTTTAAATAGTTTGTACTAATTTTGAAAAAGTGTTGAAAAAGTGTTGAAAAAGTGTTGATTTTTGAAAGAATAAACGCTAAAATAAAGTTTCTCTTTTTTTTATAAAAGGACTCTATCATTAATTAGAGTCCTTTTCCTATCTTAAATCTTTTAAATCTACACCCCAAGTATCCAGTAATTCCTGGCAAAATTGACTTTCATTGAATATCATTTCAATTTGTTCATTTTGTTCAATTTGTTCAAGTTCGCTCTCACAAACTACTGAAGTTGCATTGTTAGGTTGGTTTTTATCCATATTAAAACTCTTTTTTTTATGTTAATAATAATATTATCTTATATGGGGCATTCTAAAAGGTCAATAGTTTTTTCTAGTTTTAGTTGTTTATCTTGAAATATCAAGGAAAATACTAATTGACAGGGTAAAAAAATTCTAAGAAAGTTTTGTTTTTCTTTTTGAAAGGCCTAATTGCTTAGCTTTACGCCATATAGACATGCGACTTACTCCATAATGAGCAGCCAGTTTTTGAGTAGTTAAGAGGTTATAGAGTCTAATAAATTGATCTTTATTAACTAAATAAGTGCCATTACTTAGTATTTCGCTTTTAGCCTCTGTTAAAATCAATTTATCTCCTATGGCTTCTTGCTTTGTGAGACCATATTGCTTGGCTGTGCGATATATAGTTAATCGGCAAACACCAAAAAGGTTAGCTAATTGAGTTATTCATAATTTTTTGTAAAAAGATTTAAAATCTTTCTCACTAAGTGTAATTTTAGATATAATAATTTAATTAAGGTTAATTGTTACTAAATATAAGTTAGTAACTAGTTAATGTAAGTAACTAGTTAATGTAATTAGTTAATGTAATTAGTATAAAATGTCAAGTTTTTTAGTTTTATTTATTTATTTCTTGAAAAGTCAATAAGTGTGATATCACATGTAATAGGTAGTGTGTCTAGTTTGAAGCCAGTGTTTCTGCGGTTGTAATAGGTGTAATACCTATTTCTTACCTATTAAGATTTTATTAAAATATGGTATATGTAACTAGTATATGTAATTAGTATATGTAACTAGTATAGAAATAAGGTGATGATACATTGAGCATTTATTAGTAAATAAAAATTATTAAGTAGTAGAAAAAAGGTGTTACAAGTATTACAACTAGTCACAACCGCAGAAACACTGGCTTCGGACTAGACACATTAGGGATTACATTGTGATATTTGTGATGGGTAGCTTCTTTAAATTTCAATAGTGGATTATTTGTCAAAAACTGTCTTACCAGTCAACTGGTAGTATTTTATTGCGCCTTTTCTTTTTCTTTCTTTGGCCTCTTCTTTCTTTTTGATAAGTTCGGCTGCTGTGTCTTGTCTGGTTGGTAATGGGTCGCCTTCAATAGATATGGCTGTAATAGAGTTCTTTTTATGCTTATCTAGTAGTTTTATTATGGCATCATGTATGCACCTAGCTTTAATATATCGAGTTCGCTCACTGTTTCTATATTTGAATTTAATGTAGTATTTTAGCAACATATTAATAATAGCGTTTAGTTTGGTTTAGGTTAGTTAGTTGTTTTAGTGTATTTAGTAAAGTTTTTATAAAGGTTATAAATCGTATTGAGTCTATCTCCTCTAAACAATATAATCCATTACGCTTACATAAGCGCATTAAGCTTAGTTAGCTTAAAACATATTATTGATTTTTCAAGATTAAATTCAAGAAAGTTTATTGAAATTTCAAGCACGCCTTTCGCTCTCATCGTGGCAGTTTTGAAAGTGTAAGGCGTGTAGTGAGGGGGTACCCCGAAAATCGGTTTGCCACCCCCGTCATCACCTATTTCATCTCTATAATTCCATGTACATTAACGGCGTTCAGAACGCTATATACGTCAGAATAACGGCCGGCTTAAAATATTTTTTAAGGCCCACACACGGAAAACTGCTAATTTAGTCTTTTGCTTGACAATTCAATAATTAGTTCTTACAATATGGTTTACAAGTATATTCAGTTGTTAGTAAAACAAATGAAAAATCTCTTTAAAGACGAACAGATACAGAAAAGATTTGACCCATTTATGGATAAGTTAAAGAAAACAACTAAACAAATGCCACCATTAGAAGAAATACATGACCCTAATAAACCCGGGTCAACCGATGTGGTGCCGTATGACCTTAAGGCGTATGCCTTTTTTGAGGAATATAAAAAGGATTTAGACGTAGACCGTACGCTCAAAACACTTAACATTCCCAAGAAAGTGTACACACAATGGTTAGATCAGCCGAAATTTACAGATGTTCTTAACAGGATACACCAAGCGTACGAGGACGCAGTATTAATGGACGCTAAAACCGTAGCTGGTTGGAGTGTTGAAATACTTAGAGATATTCATAACAGATTTAAAGAAGGCGATTCTAAGGCTGGTAGCGCACTAGCCGCTATGGCTGGTAATATGCTTAGAGCCAGTGGTAACTTCAAGGACGCCACGCAAACAGCGCCACAGGTATTAATTCAAATTGATACTGGCAACGCTACCGCTAAATCAAATGACACGCAAAACACGCCGCTGAAAGCGGTCAACGCAACACCACAGGAATCAACAAACAAAAGCGACCATAGTATTAATATTAACATTAAATCAAAAGAAAATGACAAACAGCGTATTGCAAATATGTCCATCTTGTGCGGAGAATAACGGCGCAACATGGAAGAATCCACGTAACACCGCACCAATGTTTCTTGGTGTCTGCGGTTGTTGTAAGGAAATAGTACCGTGTACTCACATACAATTCTGGCAAGGCATAAAGAGCGATTCCCAACTAAAGACACCGGACAGTCTCGCAAGAGACCAAAAGAACGCAAAGCGTAGAGAAGCAACCGCCAACAAAAAGCAGTCTCAACCATCAAGCGATCTTTTAGGCGATGGCGAAGAACAGAAATAATCCATACGAGCAAGCACCAGCAACGCCAACGTTCAAGCTTAATTACCAAGCTAGTCCGACTTTAGCTGACTTTCACGCATCAAATGCGTTTGTTAGAGGCGTTAAAGGGCCGATAGGTTCTGGTAAATCAGTGGGTTGTTGTCTTGAGATATTCATTAGAGCCAAGCAACAGCACCCTTCTATTGATGGTAAACGCCGTACTAGGTGGGCTGTAGTGAGGAATACAGGGCCAGAACTGGAAACAACGACTATTAAAACATGGTTGGATTGGTTCCCAGAGGCGGTGTTTGGTAAGATGAATAGAAAACCGCCAATCACGCACCGTGTTGCTATAGAAGATATAGAGCTTGAGGTAATATTTCTTGCGTTAGACCGACCAGATGATGTGAAGAAGTTGTTATCCTTAGAGGTAACTGGTATATTCTTTAACGAGGCTAGGTTTATTCATAAGGACATCGTAGATGCCGGTACAGGGCGTGTGGGTAGGTACCCAGCAAGAAAGGAAAAACCAGATGAAGTACCAGACGATCAGTGGCCAACATGGTATGGTATTATTATGGATACCAACCCACCAGATGATGACCATTGGTGGTATAATGGTGCAGAAGTTGAGACACCAGAAGGGTGGGAGTTCTGGGGGCAACCATCGGGTTTGAGCCCAGAAGCGGAAAATATAAAGCATCTACCACGAGGTTATTATCAAAGGATTGCTGCAGGTAAAACTAAAGAATGGACAAACGTATTTGTGCATGGTAAATACGGTACTATACAAGATGGTAAGCCAGTATATAACCAATCTTACAGAGATGAACTGCACTGCGTGAATGATTTAAAACCAATACCGGGCGTAATACTTCATATTGGTATTGACTATGGTAACACACCGG